GAAATACATAGCCGTTTCGCTCGACAATCACGTCACGGCTGATGTTTTTAAATTTCGCCTTACGCGGATACTTCGGCATCACCTATCACCCCTTTATTAAGCAGTAGGTCCGGTGTAGCCTTGCGCCCGCACCGCCGCGTTTTCGTCCTCATAATGACAATCAGCCCGCAGGGTAACGACGAAATCCGTTCTCCGGGCTTTGGCTACCCGTTCAGGTTCGATTCGGATTTCCCGATACATACCCCATACCAGGTTGGACGGAGGAACCAACAGGGCGTTTCCGTCAGGCATATTTGGGACTACTTCAAGCGGTACACCTTTATAAGCCAAACCGGTATTGCTTACCATCGCTTGGTCACCCAAAGACGTGTTTCGGTTTTTCAATACATCCCGGTAATCATCCGCGATGTTCCAGGTCACATAAAAACGCCAATCCGCCGGATTCCGGAAGTATTTTTTCGGAACCGCTTGGAGCATGGCGTCGAACATTTCTTCCACATCCGTGGCCGAAAAGTTCGGCGTGGCTCCGCCGCCTGTCAATTGATTTCCGGCCAGTTTCAACCAGCCGTCGGTCAGTTTCAAATAGTTGTCGGTAGAACCCGTATCGCCTTTGATGAACAGTTCTTCCAAATCCACCCCGACACGTTCGGCGATCAGATCGAGAAGCGTGTCCTCGAAGTCTTCACGCTCGATGTTGTCCTCCAGCGTATTATCGGTGATCCCGACCACGCCGCCGACCTCAACGGCAACCAGTTGGTTAGTTGCGAAGGTTGGCTTCGTTTCGTTGGTGATCTCCACGTTTTCCTGAGTCGGCCCCAGGATGCGTTGCGTGAACGCCACACGGTCAATATCCCGAGTCGGCGCATTCATCGTCAGGCGTCGACTGTTTTGTAAAACCGGCGTGGCCTCGGAAGCAGTCCGGATAAACCGATTCGCTTTTTCCGTAGTCAAAACAGAAGAACCCAGATCGGACACCGTGATGGCTTTCATCGCTGCGTCAATCTTATTAATCAAATCTTTGGTTGTGAGCATTCAATCATACCCCCTATTACTCGGCGTTTTTGCGTTTGATTACTCGACCGAACATGTCACGGTCATATTTCCGTTTGGTGGCAGGTTGATCGTCATCCTGACCATTCAAACGGTTGGAACCAAAAAAGAGACCAAACCCGCGCGCTTTACCAACAGCAGATTCGATCTCCTTAACACGATTGACCAGGGCTTCATATTCTTCGCGGGACAATTGGACCACATCATCATCTTTGTTGTCCCCGTCTTTTTTGTCCTCGTCGTCCTTCTTTCCGTTGTCGTCCGCGTCTTGATCTTTAGATTCCGGCGCGGACTGTTGGTCTTTCTGGTCTTGGGCTTGGCCGTCATCGTTTCCAGCGTCCTGTTTGGCCTCTTTCAGGGCCGTTCTGATCGCCTCCCCGACGACATCACCCAAACCACCGACACTTACTTGGACCGCCTCTTTTACGGCGGCCACGATTTCTTCCCGGTTCAATTCCATTCCTCCTTTGCTTTTTGTACTCCACGGCGGCGTTTCGCCTAACCGCTTGTAGTAGGCGGCGATCTTTCTTTTCACGGCGTCCACATCTTCGGCAGGGATATTCACCCCACCGCGTGCGCCACTGAGAGCAGCGGCCGCCGCAAATATCGCCCGGGGAATCGCCATCAACCGGCCATCGATGACATCAGCAAACGGCAATTATCTCGACCCGAAATCCTCTGGGTTCTCCTGGTTATACCAGAAGAACGCTTGACGGTATTTCGCCCAATCAATGTTTTCCTTATCCGGTCCTCCTGCCCAAGATCGAACACGGGCCACCGCCACGTCCGCATCCCATGGCCGGTCCCTGTCGGCTAGCGGAAGATCGGTCGATCCGCTCGCCGCCCGAGTAATGAAAGTGTTTTTGATCCGTTCCCACAGACTTTTCGGATCGCCGCCATTCGTGTCCCCCTTGGACTTGATCACCACAAACTTGGCTTTAGGGACCGCGGGTTCATCCACGAGGGAAACGGCATTGACAAACCAGTCATGGCCCAGGTCCGCCAAGGTGGTCCGCTTCATCGCCGCCGCTATCTTCTCCGCTTGCGGATCATCACCTAAACTTTTCAACACAGGATTTCGCATCCCCATGATGGAAAAACCGGTAAGCCGTCCTTTTTGGACGTTCTCCCAGGTTTCGTCATCGGTCACGCGAACCCCCATCATCCATGAACCTTTTGGAACCACAACGCCATCGAAATGCAGATCCACCGGGGCGATGTAGGATTCCACCACCCGACCAACGTTTTTCAGCGAGTGCATCAGATCGATGTTTCCATACTCCTCGACAAATCTGTGGGCCACATCTTCGATCTTTTCCGCTGTCACCACATCCCCATCCGAATCCGGTTCACCGGGGATCAGGACAGGTCCATAAACGATCCGTTTGGCCTTGTCTTTTAAGACCATCGGCGCGGTCAATTCTGCATTCACCGGTATCACCTCCTATGGATAATAGGGTGTCGAAACGATTAATTCATTTCTTCTGGGGATGTATGGGCGTATCCGACACCGGCAATTGATCCACTCGGCTATCGGCCCTAATCGGTCGCCTGGGAAAAGCAGGCCGTTTGAAAAACGTTCCTCCAGCTTGACCACTTGTCCATGCAAAACCACATGATCCGCCTTGTCCGGGGGAGTTCGACGCACCCGATGGTCACGGGCGGTTAGCCATTGCTTATAGCGGATGTTCATCTCCCGGAGAGTCTCCATGATCCCTTCGTTTTGCGCCGTTTGGATCTCCGTTCGGGCGATCGTTCTAAGACGGTGATTTCGGATATCGGAAAACTCCGCTCTTAAACGGGTGGCCGCATCGTCGATTCCTAATCCTTCTTCATAGCTCTTGGCCAAGTTGGCCGCCATATCACCGATGATCCGCCGGGCCGTATCCTCGGAAAACTGATAGATCTTTGTCTGAATCCGTTCTAGCGTCCATCGATCAAAGGTAGTGAAGGATAAGGAAAGGCCGAAATCCTTTAAATCCTGAAAGGCGATCAGGCGTCCGGCTTCCGCATTTTCCACCGCCGACTGGGCCACCACTCGCGGAAGTTCATCAATCAAATGCCCCAACATTTCCATAACAAACGCCACCCGTCGGACGGGATCTTGTGGTATATATCCTAGATCCCGAAGGGTGGCGATCATCCGGTTAGCCACTCCGGTAAATAACCGGTTCATCTGTTGTGTTAGTGTTTCCTCCGCCTCGGACAGTTCGTCCCTGGTCTCTTTGTAGGCGGGAAAACATCCACAATCCACAAGGAAGTCGGTGACGTGGCCAATGGCCTTCACCGCACGTTCTCGATTCATCCTTTTGTCACCGCCTGCACCAGATCGCGGTGTAGAGATTTTACCGCCTCCAGAAATTCGCCCCGTTGCCCGCCGACTTGCGCCCAAATCGCATCAATCGGCTGACCATTGATGAACGGCATATCCATAAGCGGATGGTCGATCCGCTCCTCGCCGATCAGTTCCCGGATCTTGTTGGGTGTCAGCGCGCCCATGTTGAATAGTTTTTGATATCTATCCGTGTCCCGGTTCTCGTCCCGAGTGTCGATCTCGTTAAACTTAATCACATAGTCAGTTACCCCGAACGCATCCCGAAGGATGTGGCGATTGATTCGGGCTTCGATCATCTCTTGCCGTGGATTGATGATCGATTGCTTATAAATTTCCGTTGACTCCGCCGCCGTTGAGCCGCCCAGACTTCCGGTTTCAGCTATCCCGGCCCGATAGGGTGGTACCCCATGAGCGGAAAGGATCTCATCCCGGTTATCCTTTCGGTATAGGCGGAAAGACGCTTCTTTTATGTCAACCGATAGGGCCTCAAACTTAAATTCAACCGGTGGCCCCTCCGGATCGCCACCAGCCGTTAAGACTAGGGTCGCATGTCTGTTTTCCTTCAGGTCTTTCTGGAAATACTGTTTGATCTGGTTCTCCGTCTCCTCGTCCAGATCAGCGCCGGACACTGTCACCGCATAGGCAGGAACGGCGTGATTCTCGAAAAAGTCGATATTGTATTCTTCCCGTTGTTTATCCCCCAGGATGGCCCCGAGCGCTGGAAGAATATCCGGCGTCCCATAGTAATCGGAACGCGCGGAATAGTTGCGGATAACCAGAACCTCCGTCGCTCGTTCGGTCGGGTTCAATTCGCCGAGACCCATTACCTCCCCGGTTTGTTTGTGGACATCATACGGAGCGCCGATTTTTTTAAACCATACTTTCCTGTTTCCCCGTTGCTGGACATAGCGAATACCATCCTTGTGTGCCCGCATAGTGTGGCCGGGAATATGAGCCATACCAACAAAAGGCACTCTTTCGGCCCGTGGATTTACTTTCGGATCCCTGATCATTTCCAGGTATCCGACTCCGATCGCCTCATAATCTTGGACCCATTTGGTTAGGATCTCCTCTAACGTTTCTTCCGGATGCGGAGCCTTTAGAAACGTCTGGGCCTCCTCCACCCCGTCTTCACTCGGTTTTTCAACCACCGGTTTAAGGGTCCATCCCAATCCCACCGTATCCCAGGCCTTTGTTTGTACCGCCCGGTAATGATAGGTGTTCATCTCCATCAATTGGGCGAGGGCTTCCAGATTATACAGTGGAGCAACCAATCCACTGGCGTCATATTCGCCCGCAAAACTGTCCGCTGGTAGTTGGTTCGATCCTTCTTGTTGCTTGACCGCGTATTTCTGTAGATAGTCGTGAGAAATTACGGTCCCATCCTTCAGTACATAAGCGCGAACCTGTTTCCGCTTTTCGGCCACCCTATCACCTCCTTAGCTGTAGACTCGGGCTTTCACTTTGGCCCGTTCGCCTTTTAACATCAACTCCGTTAACGCCCAGACCAAAGCATCCACCCGGTCAGGTGAACCCTCGAAGCCGTCCGGAGTGAAATTGCACATTTGATCTTCCAACTGTGGAAAACTGCCGACGTGATGGATTTTCCCCTGTTCGTACAAAGCGGCGATCGGTTCCGCGCGTGTCCGTTTTCCTTTGCTCGCCCGGACCGCTTTATAGGGAATACGGCGATCCACAGTCCGGATCGTCGTCTCCACCAGATCGCCCCCGTTGTTCACCTCGGCCACGATCCGGTCGGCTTCGTATTTGTGGTAAGCGTTAACCGCCCGTGTGGCCCATCCATCAGGAGACATCCGACAACTCAGGTCTTCCAATACATACCCGTGGCCGTCCACACCTTTACCCGCAACAATGATTCCCGTCTCGTCGCTGTTTTCTCCGCTGGTCACCGCCGGGTCGATGGCCACCACGATCCG